TAATAGATCACGGTATAATCGATCTTGATATTATGAACGGAAAGATGATGGGGGAATATGTGGCTATGTTGATGATAAGGTCTTGTGAGAAGGCTACTAAGTCATATACCTTAACCAGTTTCTCGTTCCATGATAAAGATATGGATAAGTTGAGGATGTTGATAGGTAATGCTATAATGGCGGTAGGATATAGGAATAATCCTCTTACTGGAGATGGGAACACGACGATCAAATAAAGGTGCTGAATATACTGAGAGAGGGATATTGGATATCCTTAACAGACAGTTCTTGGTGTCTCCCAGATGGATTATAAACAACTTATATGTCTATAACTGGGAGTCTGATTATTTGGCTATAACTAGATCCATGTACGCCTATGAGGTTGAGGTTAAGATCTCATTAGCTGACTATAACAAGGATTTCGAGAAGGAAGGCAAGCACCAAGTAATGCAAGGCTGGTTCGAGGCCCGGAAGAAAGCCCTATACGAGACCGGGAACTGGGTCAGGTACGGTCGCCCAAATTACTTCTACTACTGCGTGCCAGATGGGTTGGTTGACCCTAAGGACATACCTCCGTACGCTGGGCTTGCTTATGTTTGTGGCAGGAATTTGAGAAAGGTCAAGGATGCCCCTATCCTGCACCGTGATAAATTTGACCCAGAAGCTTATAAGATGGCAGATAAATTCTACTATAATTGGTGGAATGAGAGACGTAAGGCCAGACAGATAGAAGGGAAGGATATGAAAGACGAGTTCAGGAAAAGCATGAAAAAGGTTAAGGAGAAGATAACAGTCGATGCCAAGATCAAGGCGATGGAGGCGTTCTGGAGCGTCTGCGATTACGCCTACTGGCCGTACGGGGGAAGAGGGGTGCCCGGAATGAGACCCAACTGTTCCGCTTGTGGTGAGGAATGTAAATTACAATGCCCGAAAGGGAAAGAATTTAAAAACAAGATACGATGAGCAAGATTAAAGATTTATTGGCAAGAGCCATTTCATTAGCCTCAGAGCAACCTATGAGCTATAAAGAGGCAGTTGAGTTACTTGATGGTATAGATACGTGTAAGGTCAAGATATGGCTGGAAGAAGGAGCTAAGCTGCCTGAATACGCTCATAAAGAAGATGCTTGTATGGATTTGTTCGTTAAGGATATAGAACTTGACGGAGACAGGATCATATATCATACTGGCGTACATGTAGCATTGCCAGAGGATTATGAGATGGAAATCCGTCCACGTAGTGGTTTTACTAATAGCGAGCTAATTATGCAAAACGCCCCTGCTACCATTGATGAAGGATATAGTGGGGAGATTATAATAGTTCACAGAAAAATGAATAGGCATAGTCCTTATTATTGTAATGTCGGTGGTAAGGTAGCACAGCTTCTTATTCGTAGAAGGGAACGTATCGTATGGGAAGAAGTGGAGTCATTAGAAGATCTTGGAAAATCTGATAGAGGTGATAATGGATTTGGAAGTACAGATAAGATAAATAAGGATGGCTTCATGACCAGCGAACGTCGGTTAGGAAACCACCGTGGTAATGAATGATATGGAAAATAAAAATACATCATCCACTACTAATGAGGGCTTGAAAGAAATTGACAAACAAACAAATCCTGTTATGTATGGATGGAGATGTCCTGTATGTGGAAGAGTATATTCTCCCTACGTATCTATGTGCGCTTATTGCGGTAATAATAATATGAATCATATTACATGTAAGGTTACTGGATAATTGATATGAGTGGAAGAATTAAAATAAAGTCCAAGGATAAGGATAAGAGACCTAAGATCGATGTATTTAAGGTAATAGAGAACCGGTTCAAGAATATGAACGAGCTTCGGGATCTTATCGACATGGATCCAAGGAAAGGGCTGGTCAGGATCAGGGACGGGGCCGGCTTTAGGGAGGTGGAGCGGGGCGGATGCCTACACCGGAACTACCTTAACCTGTTGGAGGAGGAGCTGGGAGCTAAACTATCAATAGATCTGATTGATAAGTATGTTAAAAGAAAATAGCACATCACCTACCCTAGTAATTACCTAGGGTAGGTTCGTTTTTATATACCGAAGTATCTACCACGATCTGGCTATCCATATCACCAATCAACTCAATGATATCATCCCTTATATCATAAGAAAGTAAGATAGGTATTATGGTTAATATAAAAGATAGTATTATTCCTGATCCTATTATGATAGCAATATCATCGCACTCTATATCTAACATCGGCATGACAAACATCAACCCGGACATGAATATCATCACGAATAACGCTGATATCTCATTTATCATATCCCTCTCCATTACGTCCTTTATCATATCTCCTCGACTTTAGTATGGTTTATTATCCTGCTGATATGACGGATACTTAACCCCGTCCTGTCCTTTATCTTACCATATACGTAGTTCCTTGATACGACCGTAGCTAAATCACCTAACTCGTCCAGTATCTCATTATACATCCTATGGATCTCGTTGTCGCGGATGACCGTACTGTCCCTTACATATATCTTCTCAACATCTTCGTCGCAGAAGAAGATCTTAAGCTTATGAAGTATGTCTAACATGATTATAGTTTTGTCCCAAAGATATGAAAATTTGAGGATAAAACCAGAAGGAAGCCAAAAAGAATGGGAGGCGGTGGGAGGACGGGGGATGCCCGGAAGGATGGAAGCCAGTCCTTTCCCTTGGATTCAGCGACATGATCTGAGAATAAATCATATATTTGTATGTACAAAATGCATAATAATATGATATTAAATAAAATTAACTCAATGGGGGGGTATTTTCCGTCCTCCATAAAAAACAATAGATTATGTTAAGAAGAAGAATGTTAAGTCAAATGCCATTACCGCCGTCCGGTAACGTGAATGACGCTTATTTTTACGTGGAAGCTCCACGGATAAAAGATCTATCAAAAAAGGGAATATATTGGAGGAGTACTGAATTATGAGGATGCGACTAATGTGATGTATACACGAAACTATCAAACATATTATTTTAATATAGGAGGATATCCATCAGCATATAACATGGGGCTCCCGGGAATGTTTAGGTATGTAAGGATCTGGAATTATGCTAAGAACTTTGACTTGGATAAATTCGTGCCGGATACTTGATCATACGATATTAAGGTGGTGGTCGTGCCACTACCTATCTATTATTCCATAATAAAGATATATACCAAGGGAAGTAGCCGGCGGAAGCCCCGATGGGTAGGCCCGGAGGGATGAAGGGAGGCCTCCCTCCTCTTGGTACTACATCCTCCTCACAATATATCATGATGGTACTACAATTACTATATTTACATTATAGGTGTTATTGTAAATGCCAGTTCCAACGGCAACAGATTGGCATCCCTCACAGGCATTGGCTGTTATACAATAACCACTTGTTATAAGATCACCTTGCCAAGTTATAAGATTGTTACTTGTAATCTGATTATAAAATTCAGACATGTAAGTAAAATTGATGATCTCCTCAGGATCGGTTATCTCCGTTATAGGAGTAAATTTAGTTATCCTATGCCCGTATAACTCCGTATCAGCTAAATCACAATGCACACCAGAATCATATAGATACGTAAGAGTCCCTTTTGAAACACCTCCAGATGTGCCTAATAAAACGTTGTACTCATATCGCTGATCCTTTGAAACTATCTGTCCACCTATTCTTATAACTTTTATCTTCTTATTGCGATATATATCAAGATAAGATCCGTTAAAATCAGATTGATATGTATCTCCATCAATATATATATCTACAGGATTAGGACACATGCTCTTGTCTATATTAATACGGTAGTGGATCTTACCGGAAGAAGAAGTCCTGCGCCTAAACATACCCCCTCCTTATCTGAGGGTTAAAATACCCCCCCCCATCATGTATTTAACTTCTTTATTCATAATATATTATGTTTTAATTATATCGCAAATATAACAAATTAAATGAGATGGAAGGTGATATGGTTGTGAGGAAGTATGAGGGATATTCGGGGAGGATGATATGCGGGACATTATTGGAGAGATGGGGTGGGGGATATGCGGGACGGACCACCTCCCCGAAATCGGCCCGGCCGGGCTGCCGTTTTTGGACCAGCCCCCCCCAATCCACGAAGAACGGGAAACAGGAACGGCAAACGATCTGCGAGTTGAAAAAAGAATGCTTATTTTGTATTTAACTTGTTGATTATCAATCATATAAATCAATATTTTAATATACGTTTACATTTGATTATATTTATTACATATAATCTTCGAATTTTTATTGCAAAATATTTGTTTGATAATAAAACATGTAGTATATTTGCCTATGTAAAAATAACATTAACAAACAGGCGCACCAGAGGCCTATGCAAGTCCCAAGGGTATGGGTGAATTTAATGACAAACAAAGAATTAAACAAAGTGCAGAATGAAGTAAAGAAAGCAAGTGAGAAAACGTTAACAGGTGCGGTAAAAGCTTGGTGCCAGCTCTTTAAATCCGGAAAAGAAGTTAATGAGATTTTAAAAGAAAATGAGATCAAAGTAGACAAATCGATTGTCCCCGCTTTAGTCAATTTGGCAAAGGACAAGGAAATTGTAATACAACTTTGCAAGGAAATATTACCACGAGTTAACAATACCTTTTGTGCCTATAAAGAAGTTGAACGCGAATACTATGATAAAAACGATCAGGATAAAAACAAGAAGCTTAAAATGAACGAAATAGAGGATGTAGCAATACTCGGCTCGTCTCATAAACGTTTTGGATACAACGAGCCTATAGAGTTTGATTTTGGCATATATTATGAAGCGTTCAATGGCACTGACAAACGTATTGTAAAATGCGCCGTGCCAATAAAGCGGTACACATTTAGTCTTATAGCAAAATGTATCACATATTACTTAACTCACCCTAAAAATGACAGATAGTATTATTTGCCCCTATATCTCTATATATAGGGGCGTTATGGTTGCACGTGTTTACCTCCTCGTGGCGCAACTGGACTAAGACTAAAAACACACGATATTTGACATATTGATATAAGCATACACAAGTGGGTAGGGGTATAGCCGTTGGCGTTCGATAGCTTGTGTAAATAGGCCGCCTCTTAGAAATGTGGTTTAAGTTCGTATTCAGTCGCAATACGAATAGTTATTCTTTGGGCTTGTATCAAGGCGGGTAATACGTCCGGTTTCCGGATAGGCCGTGTAAAACACGGGGTATATTGGTGTATATACGCATGTATAGGGCGTATGTCCATGTGTAGTAAGAGTAGCACGCATGGAGTGCATTACGGGGTTATAACCGTATCAATATATCAATGCAATAACATATAGGGTTGCTTAAATACTTGTATGTTATATGTATTAATTAAAATAACAACCCTTACAAGGGTATTTTGTGCGGTTAAATTGACGGACAAAGTGCGCCTTGTCGGTACGTATCACGGGAAACGTATGTGCGTATTTGGCCGGCTTCGTTGTCGGCAAAGGGACCAATACAAATTAATTGGCGGGCGTGCGGGCGTTCGGCTGGCCGTATCGATAACGCCGGCCGTATTGTCCCCCGGCTTACCGTTTCTTATTGGTGCCATTTAAAACGAATAAATTATGTATAGGAGAAAATTTGACAATCTGAATAGAAAGCTAGCACTTAAAAAGGAAAAGGCTTTAGACGCTGCAAGAAAGTCTCAAATTGAGTTCTACGTTGAGCTTACCAAAGAAATATACAAATCTAATAAATTAGATTGTAGTAGGGAATCTGATAAATGTAGGCGGAAACGTGTTAGTTACATGGCAAACAAATTACGACAATAGATCGTTTGTTTTTATTTGATTTTAAAGTTTGTGCCCTTTCGCACTATAGTGATATAGGACGAAAGGGCTTTTTTGTGCCTATATTTTACAAAATGATAGAATGTGTATATATTTTGCTTACACATAAAAGTGTTAAGGCGGCAAATTTTAAGCCTTGATCGAAAATGTGTAAGTAAAATGCTTTATTTAGCATCATTTTGTATACATATATATCCATGCGGACTGGTATATTGTGCCCTTATGTATGGTTTTGCGCTTGAATCGATCCTAAAAGGTATATAATAGGCGGTACTTATTGTATATTTTTTATCTATGTCTGGGCTTATCTTTCCTTAGAGGTAGCTCTAGGGGTTGATATATATTATTTTATTGATACTCAATTAATTGTATTATTTGCGTTCAATTTTAAAATCGTGGTTACTTATTGTATATTTTTATGAGTGTATTTATATATTTGGTGCTTACCTTGTTTTGTGGGTATATGGCGTTTGAGTTGGGGCGGTATGTTATAGCTACGGGCGACGCTCTGCCTATAATCATATTTTCTTTATTGGTTTTATTATCAATACATTG